ACTTACTTTTTTGCCAAACAACTTATCTGCTTTTCTTTTAACAGATTTGTATTTCTTTGTTTTCTTGTTAAATGATTTGGGTTTGCCTAATGACTTAGGTCTTTTTCTTTCCCAAACAGGTTTCTTTGGTTTAGGCATTATTTCTTCTTTTTCTTTTTCTTCATAGAAGATTTAGTTGATTTCTTTGGTCTGCCGACTTTTGAGCCGTATGTCCCTTTTCCTTTTGGCATTGTTTTTCATATCCTTTCCAATGTTCAAAGCATAATAGACCAACTGCAAATCCATTGTCAACTAGAACTCCAATTGAAGCAAATTTACCACAGAAACATTTCTGTTTTTCATTACGTTCTTGATGCGTCCAATTATAATATTGAAGTTTGGAAACCTTGTTTCCTTTGGGCATTAATCGAAATCTTCAAGGAGCAATTCAAATCCACCTGATACAGATGAAGTAGCACTTGATTTTACTCTCATTTCTACATCTGTTTTTTCAGTTAGCACTTCTGGAATTATATATACTTTTCTAAATGCACCACCTCTAGTAGTTTGAAATGCTTTTGTTTGAAAAGTATTACCATTGATAGGTCTTGCCATTATTTTTGCTTCTAATTCTAAATCTTTAGATGTGCCAATATCAAATGACATTAAATATCCTCTTTTGTTTCTTGGAATTGTATAAATAGATTGAAGTGTTTGACCATATCCTGCACTAATGTATGCACCTGTTTTACTATCTATTGTGATTGTAATATCACCTACGTTTACATCACCTGTATTTGCACTTGCTACAAATGCTCTATGCATTCTTATAAATGTAGTAGTAGAAGCTGATCCACCAACAGTAATGACTTCATCAGCTAAATCAAAATTCTCATCTAATCCAAAGATATGAACAGTGCTACCATTATCAGCACTTGTGTTTGAAGATGTAGCAACTGCCGTTGTTGCAGTAGTAGGATAAACATATAAACCTGTTCCGTTAGTCCATACAGTTTCAAATGATGTTCCGACAGATGCGTTATATCCAAATTTTTGAATACCACTAAAATCTTCTACAAATCCTTTTTGAACTGCTATACCAAAAGGAAATTGTAATTGTTCTCTTACGTTTGATATTTGAAATGTCATTTATTCCTCTACTTCCTCACCCTCAATCGCAGGTGTACTAAATTGGCCGATAGGCCTTGTTTGAGCGTCAATCTCTGATTCAATTTGATTAATCTTTTCATCATCATCAACAACACCTCTGGCAATTTGTTTATCAACTTCTTTTGTGAATGTATCTGATTGAACACCACTTGCTTTTGCCATTTGTAAATATTGTAAGTCACTAGCATAATCACGCAGATCAAATGAATCTGGGTACATGATATTCCCATCAAATGCCGTATCTTGCCACCTAGCATATAAATCAAATATTTGTTCTTCTGCGTTTTGTAGTAAATCTGCTTTTTCTGCCAACCTTGCATTTAATAATTGGAACTCTGTCTGTAAAGCTATGCCACTGTTTACTGTCTTTTCAGTACCACGAACTGCTCCCATATGAGTAATTCTATCAATGGCTTGTACTTTCATATTGATAGTTTTCATAATGCTTTCTAATGATTGAGAACTTGGTTGAATTATATATGGCTTTAAACTTGCGTCTAAATCTTCAGGCATTTCAATAATGCTACCCGCACCTGCACTAGCTTCTACGTTTGGTGTCTTAACTAATGAGGGGTGATTTGATAATCTAATTAATTGTTCAATCTCTGAGTATTCGTTGTAAATAGATTTTTGTAATTCAGCAACGTCAGATAGATCAGATATACCAATCGCTTTTTTCATAGACTTTTGGTTGTATAAAACTACTGCGGGAATAACGCCTAATGGGTTAGGTTGTTCATCAATCTTAATTGGTTTTTTAGTTGCGTAATCTATTGAGTAATCTTCAATCTTGTATGTGGTTATATCTTCTAGTGACCATACTTTGACGATAGCATCGTTGCCTTGCATATCTTCTACAATGGTTAATGATGTTAAATAATATCTGCCGTTGTTCGCTCTATCATAACTCCAATTTGTAATATTGTCTGGTGAGTAAATAGAAACGTATGGTCTAATATCTTGTGATAGTTCTTCTGCTCTTGTCTTGGCATTGGATAATGGTTTATCTACTATGGCCCAACAAGTGCCAAAGATAGAAGCATTAATCTGCATTTCTTTAATAAGGTTGTTATAGCTTCTGCCGTCTAAGTCAGCGTCTTTGATAAACTGTTCTAATTGTGGCTCACCTGTTAATGAGCCGAAATCTCTTGTTGGAGGTACTCTGAATAAAAATGATGAATAAATTTGCACGACATTACGACAATGATTGTCTAAAGAAGTATTCTCAATACGCTTCAAATATTCTTCTTCAGTTTCTAAGACGTATCTGTTTAAGTAATATCCATTAGAGAAATCTTGACCACCCATATAAGAGCGTCTATGTAAATCCCAATCTTGAATTTTTAATTCGTAGTCTTGATGTTTTGCTACTAAAAAATCTCTACTGTAATTAGCCATTATGACCACCTCATAGGTCTAGTTGGTTTAAAATCTCTGCGTAATGGGTATAAATATTCTATCATATATCCTAAAGCATCATTAAAGTGATCGTACCCACTTTCCTTATCTGGAACTGTGGTGCCGTCCTTATAAATTTGCCTTTCCAAACTTTTTATAACATTTTTACACTTACTTGCAATAAACAAACTGTTATTACCTTTTGCATTTTTTAATTTAGCATTAACAGAATTGATTCTATCCCTAATTAATGGGTGTGTATTCCTAACTTTAAGATTAAAACCTGCATTTTTTAATATAGCTAAATCAGTAATACCGCCTGAACTTGTCTTTCTTTGTTTACTTGCGGGGTCAGGATATATTGTAATATTATAATCCTTGTATCTTGTTTTAATTTCTTCTGTCATTTCTTGCGTATTACTCGAATATATTTGTATTTCATCATAGATGTACACTTTGTCATTTACAATCTCAGATACAACACAAACCATAGGATCAATGTTGAAGTCCATGCCAATATGAATAGTTCTAGTTTGTGGCGTGTATTCTTTCATTATGTTCTTTTCTCTATCAAAGTTGTAATAGATAGCACCTGCGTAATTAACAAATCCTGCTTCATATTCTTGTTGAAAGGTACGTTCATCTAAGTCTGCTCTAGCTTGTTCAATCTCATTTGCCGATACTTGGCCACCTTCTAAGGTAGTATATTTAAAACTTGCCCATTCATCATCAGTTTCTGATTTGAGGAATAGATTATAACTCCAATTACCAAAGCCTCTTGGCGTCCCTGTGAACAGGGCGTGGCCATTTCTGTCTGATAGAGTTGGGCGTAGCACTTCAGTCCATGCCGTGTCCTTCATGTCAGCGAATTCATCTAACACTAAGAAATCTAGGCCCACACCTCTAAGGCTTTGTTCATTATCTGCACCACGTAAGCTAATTGTTGAATTGTTTTTTAAATAGACAGTTAAATCAGCATGGTTAATCGTACTAACCCATTTATGCTTATACAATCTATCTATTAAATCATGCCAAACAATTGATTTGGCCATTCTGTATGAGGGTGCGATATACCAAACTTTCTTCTTGGGATATCTTGCAAAACGGGCCAACTCATTAATAGCGAGATATGTCTTACCAAATCTACGGCCACTAATGAGCACCCGAAATCGTGACTTACTTTCAATTACCTTTTTCTGTGGTGTGGTTAATCCCATTTAGTCATAAGACCATGGCAACGGCTCATTACTCTCGCTAGTTTCTAGTTTATCTTTTTGACCTAGCATTTGTTTTCCTAACCAAATTAACATCGTGGTATTGCCTGTTTGACACTTTTCCCATTGCATACGCCTTAATGACATTTTTCCCTTGTCCCTGCCCTTTTTTAAGTACTCGGAAAAATTATCTGCTAATGTATCGGGGTGACACCCTACAATCGTTGATATTTCTTCATTAGTGCAGAATATTGATGCTAATCTTTCAATCATATCTGTATCTAATTCTTTTTTTGGTCGTCCTACTTTTCTTTTTTCTTCCATTTGTTTTACCTCTTATAGCCAGAGTGTGGCTTTTCTCATTCATACCATAACAAAATATTATTTGCTAGGTCTTTACTATCTTTCATACTTGATAATTGGTGCTTCTCAACACGATCACCAAAATGATTAATAATGTTTTTTATCTTAGTTTTTCTTCCTTTGATAAACTTTTCTGATTGTGTGTCATTACGATCTATGTGCCGTTGATGTAGTGTTTCTTCTGATTGTTCTAAAACTATAATGCGTAAGTCGTAATGCTGATCTAATAATATTAAATTGTTTAGGCTAAATAATCTGTCACCCTCAAATAGAATATTCCTTTGTTTTTTCTCAACATATTTAACAAAATGCGTATTGACGGCCATTGAAAGTTTATCAGTTCCTTTGAATGTATCTTGATTATTGTAAATACCCATGAGCACTAAGTTCTTACTTTTGTCGTAGTGTCCTTTCACCATACCAAAGGATATCGAATGACTTGTTAGGTCATTAAAGACAAATTCCATTAGGGTTGTCTTGCCCGTTGCAGGCTCACCCCCAATTGCTATACACTTTAAAGGTTTATCCAAAAGTGGCCCTTGTCTAAAAAATCCCCATACAGTTCTTTCTTAATTTTTTTACTTTCTGCTAATTTAGGGTGGAGTGTTTCGTTTCTGCCGTCCCAAAATACTTGCCAATCAATACCAAACCAATCATCTTGTTCAACTTGCAATATTTCTTCTGCTTGTCTGTCTAAATAATAGCCTAAATACCTGCTATCGTGCCTTCTGAATATCTTTTTAAAAGAGCAAAGGCTAGTTTCCATTGTATAGGGGCTTGTTCGTACTTTGTATGTTTCTGCAACTTCTTTTTGTATTTGTAGGCCCTCATATTCTAAGTAAGCAATAGTGTCGGCATTCAGTTTCTGATCAACCCATTCATCTTTGCCTAATGCAAAACACAGTCCATTTCGATGAGATTTACTTCCCGACATATCAGCTAATTTTAAATCTTTAGGAATAACATCAACGCCAATACAATCGTATAATGTTTGTAAATAAAACCATGATGTATAACGGCCAAACTTGAATAAGTTTTTAGTCACACTATTCCAAACATTGTCAAAACCATTCGCAACAGTTAATTGATTGAATCTATTTTCTTGTGTTCCTACTTCATTGTTATGATGTACCCAATTACGATAACTCTCGAATTGTTTAGGTAGATATCCTTTGTTGTATTTAGTATCTGTTTGATAACGCAGTCTGTGATAGTTTTTAGTATTCCAATCAGTGATACGTTCTAAATCAACCAATTCAAAGTCTGGAAATTCATTCCATATAATCCAAGTAGTAGGTAAATGATAGGTAGTTCCATATATCCAAGCAATCCAATATTTTTGTTCAATGTTATGTTCAAATCTATCAAATAAATAATTTGTTAACCATATTGCAGGATCACAATCGCCATGGAGCAAAGACCACCCATACCACTGCACAAATGCTGATTTTCTATTTTCTTTAAGCCTGTAATCCATTACGCAAATAATTTCTTAACCAATACTGACCAACTTGCTGAATTGCATTGTATGTATTGATAGCTTGTTTCTGTGATAGGGGTTGTGTTTCTAAGGCCTCTGATAATAGCTTTTCGCAAACTTTAGGATTAGGTAATACTAAATTAGGCTCGTATAGGGCCTTTTCCCTTAGTTCTTTTTGTTCTTCTCTTGTTTTCATTAAAGGTTGATCAGAGCGTAAACTTCCTGACCTATCAACGGCCCAAAAGACTAATCCATTACGTAAATGCCAAGTTGTTGATGACGGGGTGCATGATAGTTTTATTCTTTCCATCTTTTTTTCAAAACAGATGGCTATAAATTCTGACCATATTTTAGACGCATAGCCTTTTCCCTCTTGTCCTTGAACAGTGCATATTTCGTATAAATTAACATACTTAGTTTTCTCACTAATAGTGGCAAAGATAACGCTTTTAATTTCATCATCTTCGTACAAAGCATACGGAGGGTTTTTTTGAAAATTTTTAAATCTAGTCCATAGGCTTAAACTTGCCTGTAAAAACTTAGTATTTTTACCATTGGGGGAATAAGCTAGTGTTTTTTTAAGAGCATAATCCCCGACTGTTTTAATCATTGTAAATCTTTTCCTGCTTCTCTTACTTGTTCTTGGCTTAATTCATCATCTTCAATCTTATAAGAATAACAAGGTAGTGTTTTTTTATATTCACCTTTTAAGCCAGAACGTATTAAAATATTCTTAGTGCTTGTGATGTATGTATTCTCACTATCTTGTAAATACCATAATGGCCTTTGTTCGTTTCTAAAAAAGTGCATTGTAGGTTTTTTACGCAAATCTATTAATACGACTGCCATTGATGAGAAATAAAATTCAACTAAAGGTTGATTGTTTGCTATCCATGAACGCAAAACAAGTTCACTGTCATTCTTTGTATCACAATAATAACTAAATTTTTCTACCCATAGCTTAGGGTTTATTTGTGTTATAACTCCATTATGTACAACTGCTACATCATTGGTATATAATGGTTGGTTGTATTTTAGGTCAGATGTTGAATATCTCGCATGACCAATAATCATGTTTGTTTTGATATCTTCTAATTCTAAGAGATTTGCTGATTTTGGTATGATCTTATGTTTTATATTTCCGTTATCATTCCACGCAACACCCGTAGCATGACGGCCTCTAATCATTGACTGATTTAATATCTCTTGAAATTTTTTTATATCGACTTGAGATTTACTGTATATTCCGACTACGCCACACAAATTATCTTTGCTTCGCTATCTCTAATTCGTCTATGGCACTTCCACATGCAGTCATTTTTTTTCTAAAATAACAAACGATAGAAATACGTTCAAAAGGTCTGTTGCTATACATCTCAGTATTGCCATGAAGTTCATGAACATCAAACAATGCAAGATCACAATTCCTTACATCAACGGCAACGCCATATTTAGGGATAACAGTATATCCTCCGTCATACTTTCCTGTTTCTAATACTGCAAGATTACCAAAGCCTTCAGGTAAATCACCTTTGTCATAGTGACAAGCAGTTCTAAAATTTTTATTTACAGTGACTGTCGTAAATACTGTGTCTTGAATTTTAAAATCTCTATGTGTTTTATCCCATTCATCTTTTTGTTTTTGCCACCTGTCTGGCAGATATTCTTTAAATTTATTAGAAATATATTGTACATACGGCACTGCTTTTTTGTATGTATTAAAATGGCTATATGTGAATGCGGTTGTTCTGCAATAAGGTATTCTCGCATATCTATCAGCATATCCAATAATACTTGAATTAACTTGTTTTGCTTTTGGTGAATTAGAAAGAGTTCCGTCTTTCTTCAAAGGTATATATCTATATTCATTATCAATTTTACCAACTACATCACCTTGAAAAGTATCACCAACTTTTAAATCGGGTGGTAATTTACCAGACGCAATGCCTCGATTATTAGTCGAGGCAATTGCTTTGCGGAGGGAATAATATGCACTTTCTGCAATATTACTTGGGATAATATTTTTTATTAACACACAAATTGGTTTGCCGTCTTCAGTGGTGACTACTGTATCTTCTTGAAGTAAGTGATCAATGTGACTTTCGTCAATATATTCACCTTCTAAAGATTTTATTTCTTCGTCTGTAAGTTTTGGTTTAAGAGTTATGGTACGCATCTTCAATAGC